CAATCGCAATACCAGAGCCAAACTCTGAACCTTTAGCCTGTCCATCTGTAGCCATGCCAGCCATCGTAGCGGTTGCGTTTGATTTGAGGGTATTAGCTGCACCTTGCACGACATCGGACCGGCTTAATACACCATCTCCGACACCCGCACCGAGTTCAGCACCTTTGGCTTGACCCTCACCGAACAAGTTAGCTAAAACCCCTAGAGATGCGTTTTTAAGGCCATCTACTGCACCTTGGACCGATCCCTGGTTTTCTGTGATACCTTGAGCATATCCACCGCTCACTTGTGATCCGCTGTACTTGGCTTCAGTTGGCAAGTTGTTGAAGGCTTGTTTAGATGCCTCTGTGACTTCTGTGGCTGCCTGTTGGACGTCGCCTTTACCAGACCGCATACCCTCACTAATTTTCTGAGGTACTTCACGACCTTTGACTTCGAATCCTGCATCAGCGAGTGCGCTTCTAAACTCATCACCGATAGCAGTTACCATGCTCTCGATTTCGGGCGGTAACTCTTGGCCTGTAGCACGAATACCACGCAAGAAGCCTTCCTTGGCTTTATCTCCTGCCTCTGTCCATTTACCGTTGAGTCGTCCAAGCTGTTCATCGGACGCATCTACAAGAGCCTGCGTTTGGTTGGCCATTTTAGGACCAGCCTGTCGCATTTGCTCAATAAGACCTTGGTCAAGCCCGCGTTTAGCGAGTGTTTCGAGGTTCTGCGACCACTTATCAACCGCGTCGATGTTTTTCTGCAAGTTAGCGGTCATTTGATCTGCAGATAAGGCTGTCTGCTGTTCGATAGCTTGGAAAGCGTTCTGAACTTCACCTTTAAGATTAGCAAACTCTTGTTGCATCATCTCTACAGCTTTGCGCTGGGCTTCGTTCATGTTTTCCATCGTATAGATCATACGACCCGACGCATCTTCTGTAGACTTGGCCTTGACTTCGTTGTTTTTAACGATTGTGTTCGTTAATTCGTTATCGGACTCTTCAGTTTTCTTGATATCGTCCTGTAACTTCTTAACTTCTTCGTTGTATCTCTTCTTGGCTTCTGTCTTGATACCATCTCGGACTTTCCCGCCAACAAAAGCAACATCTTCTATTTTTTCAGTCTTATCAAGAATACCTTGGTACTCTTTCTCGAGTTCCTTCATCTTATCCTTGATTTCAAGGCGCTTCTTGGCATTCTCGACCATTCTCTCGTTGGCAGCTTCAATCTCAGCCGATGCCTTGGCAATCTCAATCTGCTTACGGATCGCGTCCGTGGTCATGTTGATTGTACCTGTGGCTTTGTCGTACTGGATATTTAGACCCTCGATGCGTGAGTTAAGGGTTTCTGCTGCCGATGCAAGTTCTTTCTTCTGACTTGCGGTTTTGTTCTCTACCGCGTTCAGTTCGTCGATTTTCTTGACTAATCGCTCGTTATCCTCGGCTGTAGCTTGGATCTCGTTTCTGCGGTCCTTATAGGCTTCATTGCCTTTGTTGATACTTTCGTGAAGATCATCGAGGGATTGCTGGAATTCTTTTGCTTTCTCTTTCGCCTTTTTGGTTTCTTCGCTTTCTTGCGTCAACCATGACACCAGCCCAGCGATAGCACCGACGACGATAAAGACTCCACCGGACGATAGAGCTGCCAAAGCCCCAGCAAGTCCAGTAGTAGCACCCGTTGCTACAAGCGAGGTACTGGTTAGAGATACCAGGGAAGTGATAAGTGTACCAATTAAGCTACCGATACCCTTGATAATTGACAGCCCCAGCATAGCTCCTTTAAAGAGCAGTACTGCACCTACGACACCAGCGAATACTGAGATAAGCGGGTCTAATACAGGTTTAAGAAAGCCTAATACACTAACTAGCGACTTAACAACTGGAGTCGCACCACGAATGACACTAATGATTACATTAAAAGTACTGTTTACTGCTCCTTTAATGCTATCAAGGTTCTGGGCAATACTCTTTCCAGTAACGGCTTTGCTCATCTTATCAAACTCGGCAATGACGTTTGCGATCCCTTTTGCTACCGCGTTCACGATGTTGCCGAATGAAGTCTTGATACCCTCAGAGTTTTTCTTTGCCATTTCAGCAAAGCCGTTCGTGCCTTTATTCAGCTCAATCAGACGCTTACTAAAATCAGTAAACGTGATCTTTCCGTCTTGTAAGGCTGAATAGAAGTCTTTCTGGGCCGATGCACCAGCAAAACCAAAACTTTCAGCAGTCTTCTGCAAAGCGTAAGGCATGGTTTCTTGCAAGGTCTTCCAACTCTGCATATCAACCTTACCGGCTGATAACATCTGGGTATATTGTTGTAGACCACGGCTAGCATCTTCCGTTGATGCACCAGACGCGAGAAATGCATTATTTAATGCGATTGTTAGCTTAGTAGACTGCTTGAGGTTACCAGTCATTGAGGTTAGTTTTTGAGTGGTACTTACAACTGTATCAAGTGTTGTAGGTAGTCCCTCGATACCCTCAGAAAGCAACTTGGTAGATGCTGCCACATCTTTGGAAGAGTGCCCCAGCGACTTCATGACTTTCGGGAACCGTTGTAAGGTATCGAAGCGGTCAATAGCCTTGTCCATTGACTGACTGACAAGATTCATCGCAGAGCTGACAGCTTTAAACGCTACCGCACCTACTGAGAAGTTCTTAATTGCGTCCTTGATCTTCTCAAAGCCTTTAGCACCTTGGCCAGCTTTGTCACCGCCGGCCTTGGCATCTTCACCAGCTTTCTTAAACCCAGCACCACCCCCTTTAGCTTCCTCGCCAGAGGCTTTCACCTTGTGTCCAGCTTGTTTAAAGCCTTCACCGCCAGAGCTAGCCTCATTGCTAGCTGACTTGATTTTGTTTGATGCCTGTTTGAAGCCATCGCCAGACCTTTGGGCAAGATCAGAACTTTCTTTTACTTTCTGACCAGCTTGTTTAAAACCGTCACCAGAGCGTCCAGCTAGATCGGAGCTTTCCTTGATCTTCTCGCCAGCTCGTTTAAAACCATTTCCAGATTTTGAAGCGACTTCTGAGCTTTCTTTGATCTTATCCCCAGCACGACGAAAGCCATTGCTAGAGGTTTCTGACAGCTTCGCGCCCTCGGCCATACGGTCACCAGCGCGTTTAAAACCTTGTCCAGCTCTTAAAGCCTTGTCACCAGTAGACTGGATACCATCGCCCGCGTTTTTGACACCTTGGCCCGATCTACGGGCTTCGGACTCTAAACGCTTCAAGGCATCGGACAGCTCTGTAAGTTTGCGCCCATTTACCTGGACGTCAATTACAATTTTTCCATCTGCCATTATTCATCTCCCTCCTTTCCATCTAATCTATATTTATTTTGTAGCCGTCTCATTTTGGCCTTGTACTCGCTACTATCATGCTTCGAGGGTTTCCATGACCGTATCTCTACTAACTGAGATACAGCCGTTCCCTCTGGCATACCGTTTAATAGCGCGATAAATTCGGGCCATGTTAGCCGGCCTTGTGCTTCAAAGAGGTTGATATTGTACGCTTGTACAAAACTAGCGTATATTTCCTGCGCGTCTACTTCAAAATCAATCAAACGAATATCATCTTCTTCGTCCTTGGCTACTGGCATAGGGTTTCCGTGCCGGTCATAAACCACGCGCTCTTTTTTTGTCCTCAAAAAATGCTCGTCGATATATTCCCACACGGCCACTATGTCCTCTGGATTATCCAAGGCTTTGTCCGTCATCATCAAAACCGCTGTACGCATCTTCTCAAGATTATTCATGACTTCATTGTCAAACATCTCAAAGACATCAAGCACCAGATCAAAGGAGCAGTCCACATCATAAGTGCGTCCGTTTACTTCAAAGGAGTTCTCTATAGGCTCATTTAATTTCATGAGCAGTCCTCCTTGCTATTTTTTGCTGGTTTTCTTTGTCTTTTTAGCTTTCGCTTTCTTAACAAATGACTCAGCTACTTTTCCCGATGCTTTAGCTCGCTCTTGGCCCATACGGTCAAGTTCAGCTCCTAGCATGGTATCTACCTCATCAAATGCATGATCCAAAGCGTCAAGGTCTGGATAACGTTCATAGAGTTTGGCAAAGGTACCGTCCCCGAATAGCACATCATACTTAATCTCCGTCATCTTCTTCTGCATTTTAAAGGCTTCGTCAATAACTTGCTTGTTAATAACTCCCTCTTTAAGATCGTCAAACTCTCCATTATTAGACCGCTCAATAAGCTCTAACTGATACTTGTTAAAGCGTTCTGTGATCTCTTCCTGGAGCGTTGCAAGCCGTGAGATATTCTCTAGTGATGTATCAAACTGTAGTTCGATTTCTCCGATGTTGATAGGGATAAAGTTGCGTTTTAATTCGATTGAAATAGACATGATTTCCTCCTTTAAA